CATTTCACCCCACCCCCTGCGATTTTCTCAGACACCCCATTCACCCACCAGTGGTCCCGCACGCTCTTGCCGTACTTCTCCGCAATCACTCGGAACGTTTGGCGCTTCGCGTTACCCTGCGCATGGGCAAGCTTCAGAATCGCAGCACAGCGCGCCGGACTGTAGCCCGTGCGCTTGGCCCAGTCCTCGGTCGTCAGCCAACCAGGCGGAGCGTACGCCAGCACGGCGCACATGTCCGCGATGCGCTGCGCCCAGTTATCGGTAGCTGGCGAACTCGATTGGCGCGTGGAATGCGCCTTGGATCCGGCGGACTTGGTTGAGCGTGTATGTCCCATCTTCGTGTAGAATGCCGCTGGCCCAGCCTTGGCCCCAGCGCAACTTCGCGGTCTTGGCATTGCAGTAGTCCATGTCGCGGATGCACAGGCAGCCGATGCTGCGGGCCTCGCAGGGTTCAAGCGAAGGGATCGCGCTGCTTTCGATCGTGTGGACGTGGCCGAAGATGACGTTGCCGTACACGTTGGCGTGCGCCCTGGTGGCCCCGGCGCCGGTGTGGTAGCCGTGAACCACTCTCAGCTCGCCCAATTTCAGCACACCCAGCGCGCTGTCATATGGCAGCATCTTGGTCCGCGTCTTGCGCATGAGTGCTTCCACGCGCTTGATCCCGTCGTGCGCGTAATCGCGTAAAAGCCCAGTCGCTGAATTCGCGAAGTGCCACAGCCGCTCGTCGTGATTGCCGCGAAGGAAGTGGTTCTCTTTGCCTCCCTCGTAGAACTTGATGAGGAACTCGGTGCCGGCCTCCCAATCGTCGACCAAGCTCGCGGCCTTTTCATCGTCGCTCGCACCTTTGCGCAGGTTTCGGAAGTCCCAGGCATCGCCGGCATGCACGCGAATCTCCGGCTTCCAGTCCTTTAGGAACGCGAACAGCGCCGACGCCACCTTTGGGTCGAGCATGTCGCCGTGCGAATCGGCAACGACGACGAAGCGTTTAGAGCTTGGCACGGGCCTCGCGCCGCCAGCGCCATAGCAAATACGCGATGCCTAGCAGCGATCCCACGATGCCTAGAAACTCGTTGGCCTGGGACACGACCGTGGCCGAGACCGTAGGAGCTGCTGCCGCGAGAATGTCAGCCGGTCGCAGGTTCATGCTTTCTTCATGCGCACTGCCATGCGGTCGCCAAACCACCAGCCAATCGCGTTGAAAGCGGCGAACTGGATCTCGGAGATCATGCCGGCCTGTTCAGTTGATGTCACTTGAAAGAAGACCACAGCGACAAGTACTAGTAACAGCAGCGTGATTCCTGGGCGAAATAGCGTGATGACGGCCGCAGCCCACCAGGGCGTTGAGCTCGGCGCAATGGAAGCGTTCTGCGATGCCGTAAAGGCGTCCCACGCGGCCTTGTCCGCCGCGATGCCGGCCATCACCTTTGCCTCTTCGAGCTTGCGCTGATGCTCGCGACCGGCGCGGAACTCTTCAAATACGCCGTTGCCGATGCGCAGCAGCACGCCAGCCGCCCCACCACCCATTGCACTGGCGAGCCACTCAAACATGTCAGGCAAAGAACATGAACGCAGCGCACGCAGCAAGCGTGACAGTTGCGCAGATCAGCGCCATTTCCAAATCACTCAGCGGCTTTCGCATCATATGCTTTAACGGCCGTTTCCACGGCGCGGAATGAACGCTCCAGCAACTCGTGTTCCTGGCGAGTGCCGCGGAACTGGGCGAGTGCCTGAGCGAGAACTTCGAGACCTTGGATCGGGGTAATCGTGTTTTTGTCCATAAAATCTTATTTCTGTTTGTAAGCTACAATGGCAGTCCCTAAATAGTTTTTTTCGGTAACGCGAGCCCAACTTTCGGAGACTCTCGCGCTATCTCCAGACATCAACCAGCCGTGCGAATCACGTTGAACGGCTCTGTGGATAATCGGCTTGTCGTGGTAGGTAGCCGTGTAAACCAGCACTTCTCCGGTACGAATTGTCTCGTAGCGGTAAAACGTCACAACGTACTCCCCGCCCTGCAATAGCGGCTTCATGGATCCGGTGAAGCCAACCTGCCAGACCTTGCCGCCAAGCTCGTCTGCTTTGGCCTGGGCGGCATTTGCGGGCATCGCCGCAACCTCAACAGGGAAGTCCACCCGCACCGGCCTCCAGCCAAACGCAAGCAGCCACCCCGCCCCGATCAGGCAGACGTAGGTGGCTAGGCAATGCGGCCAGCTAGTGAAGGCCGATTTGAGCAAATCACGCACGGGTCAGGCCGAGGTTCGTGGCGATGCAATCAAGCTGGTAGGGCTCGTCTTCCGTGATCGGGCCAGCCGCCCAGTTGTCCCATTGCTCCTCGGTCATGTTCACGTTGCCGTTTTTCAGCACCGTGACAATGGTCTTCTCGTCCTGAGCCGCGACAATCACCGCGCCGGTGGTCGGGTCGAGTTGCTCGGCGACGGGAGGAACCACCACGACGTTGGAAAGCTCATAGAAGAAGCTCGGGGGTGGGCCTAAGGTAATGCTGCGAATCGTCAAAGTATTCGCCACGCTTGGATAAACAGCGACCGGAACGATTTTAGTATTCATTGAAATGTTAGTATGAGAATTGAAGTGCGTTGGAGTAACCAGAAGGCATCAGATAGTTTAGCTTATCCTTCTTCCGAGCGTTTAGCTTGGCAGGTATGACCTGAAGGTTGGAGGCTTCATGCAGTCCACCCCTTGAAAGCGGAACAATGTGATCTACTGCAAACGCGACCCTGAACTTACGGTCAATGTGCGGCGCTGACCAAGCCTTGGTAAGACGAACGGCTTGATCGTAAAAGGTCTGAATCAAACTTTGGTTTGCGTCGCTAGGTGTCTGTCCGTTTTGCAACGCCCGACGACGTGCTCCCTTTGCGCAAAACTTATCCTTGTTGGCTTCGTAATAAGCCTTCTTCCACTCCGTCATTCTGTCTTGGTTGGCTGCAAACCAAGCCTTCATTAAATTGAAATGGCGGTCTTTGTTAGCCAGATACCAAGCCTTCGTTGCCTTGGCGCACTTATCCTTGTTTGCCTGATAATAAGCCTTACGTTTCTCGGCTACCTTCTCCTTGTTGGCCTCGCAATAGGCTTTAGCGGAGGCGGCAATCTTCTCCTTGTTAGCCGCACGGTAAGCCCTGCCCGATGCAGCCCGCTTTTCCTTGTTAGCCTCGCGGTACGCCCTGCTGGCAGCTTGTTTCGCTTGGAAGTCCTCGGGAGTCACCCATTTCTCAACGCCTCTTTTGCGCTTCCAAAACACCAAACCATCCTCCCTCACGAAACCTCGTTTAAACTTCATGGTTTGCATGATGGTTGAATGGTTTCTGCCGACAAGAAGTTTAAGCCCTTACAACGCGGGCGGCGGCCCGAGCGTGATGCTGCGGATCAGAAGGACGTTGGCCGTGCTGGGATAGACGGCGACCGGAGTGATTGGTGTTTGCATGATGAATGATTAATTACCAAGTGGCGATTGCTACGCGCTTCCAAGTGTTAGTAGCGGTGCAGACGTAGATGTAGCTGGCATCCCAGACAATTTGACCTGCGGTTCCTGCCGCAGAAGCCGATGCGGGCGTAATTGCAACGCCGCCTTGGGTCGTGATGTATCCGGTATCAGAGATTCGGAATTGAACTGTGGCGCTTGAATCGCGCCCGAAGAAAATCCATTTACTGCCACCGGAAGGAGCTTGGACTGAAAGACCAACGGCTGCGTCTGGTGCTATTTGAATTCCAACAACACCCGCGAAGTTTGCGCGCTGGCTGCTGTCGAGCGTCAGGGCGAGCGTATTGGCTGAAAATAAACGAATCGAACTAGAAGCTGCTTCCGAAATAATGTCGAAAGAGCCTGACGGATTAAACTGCGTGTAAGCCTTTCGAGTGCCGGAAATGGCATAACCAAAAAATGGATTTGCTCCCTCAAGAACAATCCAACCTCCAGAGCCACCGCTGTACAACGAAGTTGATCCGCTAAAGGCAATGCCTCCTGTTTTATCGCTATGACTGGCGAGTTGCAGCTTGCCGTTGCCCGCGTCCGTCGTCGTGCCGAGGAGGAGGTTGCCGTTTGCCAGCAAGCGCATCTTCTCGGTCGAAGTGTCCGTCGTGCCGCTGGCCTTGGCTTCCGTGTAAAACGCAAGGAACGAAGCGTAGGTCGAGGCCGAGGAAGTATCCCGACCGCCAAACACGCGAGCGTGCTCAAATCCAATTCCATCCGGCGTCCCGCGGTACAGGCTGTAGGTATTGGTCAGCGTTGCGGCGATGGACTGCACCGACGAATAGGCCGACGTGCCAACCAACCACGTCCCCGCCACGCTGCTCGTCCCCGTCCCGCTGACGGTGAGGTTGCCGGCGAGGGTGGCGTTCAGCGAATTGGTAAGCTGAAAAATTGCTGTATCCGATCCTGTCCTAAACTCATGAACAATCGCGGAACCGGCTCCCTTGTAGTATGAGGTGCCGCTTGAGCTGAAAAAGAAACGATTAAGACCATCTCCTCCAGTATTGTGCCAAACTCCGTTCGGAATGGTAAGGACTCCACCTAAAGTCAAATTGCTTCCAATTGTCGCGGACTTCTCCACGCCCAGCCCGCCCTCGGTAATGATGGCACCCGTGTCCTTGCTGCTGGAATCGGTCGTGCTGTTGACCGTCAGCGTCGTGCCTAGCGTTCCCGAGCCTGTCAGGTTGAAACTCGTTCCCGTCGCCGCGCCAATATTGGGCGTGACTAGCGTCGGAGTATTCGCAAATACCAGCGACCCCGTCCCGGTCTCGTCCGAAATCACGCCAGCAAGTTCCGCGGACGTAGTAGCAGCGAGCGCGGACAGCTTGTCAGTCGTAACAACCAGCGTCTTGCTGCTCGGGATCGTCGTGCTGTTAATTGAGGTCGCTGTGGCCGCGCCAATGTTCGGGGTCGTGAGCGAAGGCGATGTGCCGAAAACAAGGGCGCCCGATCCCGTCTCGTCGCTGATAACGCCGGCCAGCTCGGCAGAGGTCGTCGCCGCAAGCGCGGATAGCTTGTCCGTTGTGACGACCAGCGTCTTGCTCGATGGAATGCTGGTTCCGTTAATCGACGTTGCGCTGGCAGCGCCCAGGGAAGGCGTGGTCAGACTCGGCGAGGTGGAAAGCACCACGGATCCCGTGCCGGTCGATGTCGTGACGCCCGTTCCGCCATTCGCAACAGCTACGGTGCCAGTGAGTCCAACGGTAACCGCTGCGTCTCCGTTCGTAACCGCGATGTTGGTGCCCGCGGTCAGCCTGGCGGCCTTCCACAACGACAGCGTGTTGTCCCGAATCAGCAGCGACCCCGAAGCCGGTGGGGTCGTGATCTGCACGTCGTGGATCTCGTCGAGCTCGTAGCCGTTTTGAATGCGGACGTAAAGTTCGCCGTTGCCGGCGTTGGCCCGCTCAATGATGCCGACATAAACCAAGTGATTTGGCGCGTAAGGTTTGGTGGCGGTGATGCTGCCCGGCGTCGCGCCTAGGTAAACCGTGTCGCCGTCGTTGTATGTCCCCAGGTTGAGTCCATCAACGACTCCAACGCAGGTAACGGTGCCGGTGCCGCCGGCCGCGATTGAAGCATCCGATACCACGCCAAAGGTCTTGGCCGAAGTCGCATCGCCGGTATTGTAAGCGAGCTTTACCGACGGCCGGTTTCCGGTAGCGCCGAAGATGTAAACCACCTGGCCCTTGGTAATCGGTGTGGCTTCGGCGTTAGTCACCGTCGCCGTGAGCAGCTCCTGGGCGCTTGTCGCGTCGATGGTGATGCTGCCGGATCCGTTGGTGATCGCGACTCCAGTGCCGGCGGTGAGCGTGGCCTTGGTAAAACCGGTCCCGTTGCCGATGAACAGCTGGCCGTTGCTTGCAGTGCCGAGCGCCGAGGTTGGCACCGGGTTGGCCGCGTAGAACTGCGCGTCGGTGGGCGTCGTAAGCTCGTTTACGTTATTGACGGTCACGAAGCGGCCGCCAGTAGGCGAAGCGCTCTCGGTGTTCTGCGTGTCAGAAATCGCCCGGTAGCGGACCGGCGTCCAGACCATTGCCCGCGTGATTTCGTTTCCGCTCGGATCGGTTACGCGCAGCTGCTGCCAGAGATTCGTGACGGGATAGGGTTGCCCCACGCGCTTGGTGTTCAGCAGCCCCACCAGGTCGTAGCTGTTGAGCGGCAGGACCACGCTCCATCCTCCCGTGATCGGGGTTGCATTGCCCGTCGTCGCCGCCGGGGCAAAATCCCCAGCCACCGCATCCGACAGCGCCCAGGTCAGCGTGTAAGCCGCATTGCCGGCCCAGCTCGGCCAGACGTTCGTGTTGTCCGTGAAGTAAAAATTGAAGGTCGGCGTGTCCCCTAGCACCAGCTCGGGAATGGTCGCAGCCGTCATGTCCTGCTGCCCGGTCACGACAGCATCCGCGGGAGACAGTGAATTGATGTTAAGGTAAACGTCGTTGCGGGCCATTTGGAAAAGCGGGTTTCGTCAAGTTGTCGGCAGGATCTTGGTCGTTTGAAGGTCGGATATCAGCGCCGCCACGCGCTCGGCCAGCTGCGCGGTTGTAACCGTGCTCGTCGCGAAGGTCGTTCGCGTCAGTGTGCCGGTCGGCGTGCCGTAGCCGTTCGGTGATTTGATCGGAAGCGCGAGCGTGAACTGATCTGGATTCTGCAGCAGCACTTGGTCGGTTGCAACCGTGCCGGGCGCAACCAGACGTAGGTTCAACGCATAAAGCCTGTTTACGATTGAAACCAGATCGTTGGCCGCGTTCGGATAGCGCTGCCGCCACTCAAGCAGCGAGTCGCCTGGAAGCGGAACTGGTGAGTTCGTCGCCATCAGAGGTCGTCCACGTTAATCTGAATTAAACGTTGCCGGTAAACTGGACTCTGGTCGCTCGGCCATCCCGTGATAGGTTCGGCGTCGTAGTTCTGAAAGCCAGTCGCAGATGCGGCGATTAGATCGAGCAACTGTGTGTCATTGATTGCAACATCTGGCACCGGAATATCTGCGGCCGTTGTGATTCCTGGGGTGATCGTCGGGAGATAGAATTTGTCGGTTTGCTTAGTCAGGACGCGATCGGTGCCTGGCGTGTATGTCCTAAGAAGTGTGCGATATTGATTAGGATCATACAAGAAAAACGTGTTGCTTTGAACAAACGTAAAAGCATTTACATTCGTGATTGTAATTCCAGTTTTTACATTTGTGCCGGATGCGCCAAAAATCGAATAAAGAATAATTGAACTTGTGTTAGTTAGTCCGTGGGATGTACTCGTGACAATTACATTTCCACGCGATGCAAAATATCCGACAAATGTATCGATCCCTGAATATTTGTTCACATACTGGTCTGGTGTAAGGCTAAAAGACGCAGTAAGACTTGAGATAGAATTGGTTCCGGTACTCCTTGAAATGTTTAGCTGCGGATAGTAGGTATTCGCTATGTTATTAGTGACGGTTACCGTGATAGCGTTAGAAATAGCACCAGCTAGTCCGTTTATTGCGGTTGCAATCGTAGCGTTTGAATCGTTGTAATTTAGGCTGGCCGTTGTGCTTCCGTTGTAGGTTACGGTAAAAGTTCCTCCGCTTACATTGTAGGTTGCACTACAATTTACATTGGTTCCGTAAACATTTGAGGTTGTTAGAGCATTTTCAATGAAGCTCGTGCCGTAGAATGAAAAGTACTGACTCGCGGCTACATTGAACGGAGGAAACTGCGGCTTGTTAATGACAATGGACGAATAATCCACTTGATCAGTCGGAACCTTGCAGTAGGTGCGCGAGAATCGTCCAAGCCCACCTTCAACGCTGAGTTCGCTTTCATTTAAGAGATACTGCGTATTGTCTGCCGGATCCGTGCTAAGCGCCGCGGCTGGCGTGTAGCTGGACGGCACGACGACGTAATTGCGAACGGTTCCCTTCGTTACGTTGTCCTTCGTGGCCGCGTTGATGAACGGATAGAAGATCCGCGCCGGACCGTCTTGGATCGCGTTCGTGAAGTTGCCGTCTTGGTAAGCCATAAACTTACTTGGAGAATCCGGCCTTTAGCAGCCGCTGGTTAATGTCGAAGAGGTTCTGATTGGTCTCGCGTGCGATTTCCTGCGCTGTGCGCGTGTCCTGCACGAACCGCTGCACCAGCGCGTCAAACTGCGTGGGGTCGCCTCGGAATGTTCTGCGGGCGCCTTCAACTCCCATCGTGCGGATATCGCGGCGCAGATCGTCGCGTGCGCGTAACACGGCTTCGGCATTCTGGGCCTCGAAGCGGAGACGGGCAGCTTCGCCTTCATTGAAGCCGGCTTGGCTCGGGCCAAATAGCGCTGGGTTGGTGATGTTTGCCGCCTGGCTACGGTTGCGGCGAATGATTTCCTGCAGCGCCTCGTCGCTTAGTTCATTAAACGTGCCACCGCCGCGAATTGGGCCGAGAATGCGCAGCTTTTGCTCCTCTTCAACGCGCTTCGCTGCGGCCTTGGCAGAGCGTTCGGCTTCGTTGGCGGCTTCCTTTTCAATGTCGGCGCGGACCTTTGCGAGCTGATTGCCTTTCTCCAGCAGCAGGATTTCAACGTCGGTGGTCTCCAGTCCGTCGCGCCTGGTCTCGCGGTATTCGCGCTCAAGTGCGGATAGCTCCTTGGAGAGTACCACTTCCTGCTCGGATGCCGTCAGCGTCTCAAACTTAAGCTTTTTCAGCTTCTCGCGAGCCGCCAGCGTCTCGTCGATGGCCTTAAACTCGGCTTCCAGTGCCTCTTCGGCTTCCTTGGCTTCGATCTTCTTAAGCTTGGCGGTTTCGCTCGCGATCTCGGCGCGGTACTTCTCCAGTTCGCCCTGCAGCTGTAAGCCCTTAACGGTGGCTTCGCCCACGCGGGCAATCTCTTCCTTCACCATCTTTTCGCGCTGCAGCAGCACGAAGATTTTGCCCACCTCGTCGGCATTCTTCGCGAAGGCGTCGAGCCTGGCGGACGCAAGGCGCTCCTCGGCCTCGCGGATCTTCTCGGGACTGTTTTCCTCGCGAGCCTTTGCCAGCCGGCGTTCGGCCGCTTCTGCATTCGTAGCTGCGCGAATGGCGGCTTCCTCTTGCTCAGCTGAGATGCCGCGCAGACGGTTTATCAGGCTACCAGCGGCCTCGCCAACGTAGGTTAAACGCGAAACGAGGAAAATCGAGGCGTCGCTGCCAAACTTCTTTAGCGCGTCGAATCCGTCGCCGAGTGCCGCAACAGACAGCGTGGCATCGTCCACCGTCTTGCCCATCTTCTCGGCCTCGTCCCGCAGCTTTTGCGCGGAGTCAGCGGCCGACATAAGCCCGCGGATGAGCGTCGTTCCGAGTCCAATGGTGGTTAGATTCTTCCAGATGGACGATTCGCCGAAGGTGTCGCCTAGCGTGCGTTTAAGCACCTTGGCCTCTTCGCCGGCGCTGCGCATGCCGGCGGCCAGCTCGTCCGTCTTGGCAAAGAAGCGAAACCCTACGCCGAATTCAGCCATTGTTAATTCCTCTGGTTAGCGCCGGCCAAAAAGTCGGTGGCGAGTTTGTCGCTCTCATTCGTTAAGGGCGTGCCGTAAATCCGCCGCGTCGAAAGTCGCACCAGCTGCCAGAGCCGAGCAATCGGCATGTCCAGCATCTCGTCCACGGAGATTTTGAAGCCACCGGCCGCTAGCGTGTCCGCGATGTAAGCCGGCATGGCCGCAACCGCCGTTCCTTGCGATCCTGAGCCCTTCGGGGCGTCCATAAAGGAGTCGCGCAGGAACTTGTTTGTTTCCTCGGCTAAACGCTTAGGATGGCGCGCCAGATAGCTCAGCAGCTGCCGCTGACGCCCGGCGACCCACGGATGGAAGATGCTGCGAGAGTAAATCGGCGGCTTCGGCAGATCCGACAGCCACCACACCAGCTGCGCGCAGTGGCTCAGATATTCCTCGTCGCTGTCGAAGCGCCACGGACAGAAAAAGCCGTTTTGCAGCTCCTCCAGAATGACCACATCCCGCAGCGTGAGTACGCGGACGCGCACCCCGCATATCTGCGTGTGGCTGTGAGCCCACGCCTCGCGACGCACCGAAGCCTCGCGGCGCAAAGCATCCGCGAAGCCGGGGATTTCTCGGAACTCAAGGGTTGCCGACATCACGCCAACCGGCGCGTGCCGGTCCTCAGTTGATCTTTTCCTGCCAGTTCAGGGTCGCCGTCCAGGGCGCGTCCTTCGGCTTCGAGATCGAAACGGACGTGATAAAACAATTCACGTTCGCGTTGTCGATGGTCGTGATGAAGGTGCCGGTGGTCGAGCTGTAAGCCGCGGTCGTCGGCTCCACCGTCGTGTTGGCGGCAAACTGAACCTCGGCCGTGCCGTTGCGCGGCTGCTTAAAGCTGATGGCGCCGCTGGGGTCCCCGTTGTTGTCCGTGATGTTCACGGTGTTGGCGGGCTTGGTGACGGTGAAACTGTTAGCCTTGTAGGCAACAGCGTTAATCGTGATGGTGGGCGAGCCACTCGGGAAGGTGCCGTCTTGGTAGGGCATGGTAGTCTAGAAAAGTTCGGCGGCGTCAACTTGCCGGCCATTGATCGGGCTTAATGTAGAATTCGAGGTTGTATGTGAGCTGCGTCGAAATCTCGTCGTTCTCAGCGTCGCTGAGCGAGACGCATGCGCCCTCGCGGAGCGTGATGACCTGATAATAAGGCAGCGTGTTTACGTTGAGCGCAGCCGTGGCCGCTAGCATCGCCTGACGGATGGATCCGCGCAGCGTGCCGAGCGATTGGCCCGTGCCGTCTCGGCGAGTCGTACCGATGGCCTGAACGGTGCCAAGCTTGTGAGAGTCGTAATCCTGCGCCGTGTTTTGCCGGGTCGCCGTCTGGTTCGGATTCGTGCCGTTAATTCCCACAACCAGCGTGATTCTCGGCGTCGTCAGAATTGGCGCCGTTCCGATCAGCACCCGTGGCGTCAGAATCTGCGTAGTCGGCAGGGTGTTCTGGAAATGCGTTGCCAGCGCGTTTTCAATGTTGGTCTCGTAGTCGAGCAGGGAAGCGATTGTGCTGGCGGGCATATTATTGGAACTGTTCGGCAATCGCCTGTTGCTGCAGCTGGAACGGCGTCAGTTCGCCCTCAGATACCATCTTGCCGATGGTCTCAAAGTAGCTGCGCATCGCATTTGTGCGAGCGCGAATCGAGTTGTTCATTATGCGCTCGGCCTCGTCGCTGCGCTTACCCCAGCTTGTTTGATTGTAAGCCGCGATGAATGGATTGCTTGCCTGGCGGCCGTCCTCCCACAGCCCTTTGCCCGGGAAATGCCGCTGCACCCACTCTGGCGTGCGGTCGCCTCGTAATTCCGTGTAAGCGCGCACCCAGCCGGCCTTTGCGAATCCCACGTTTTGCTGGGACTCAGTGATAATTTGCTTCAGCGTGCGCTGCTGCGGTTTCAGCGTCACCATATTTTGCCTAGGACGATCAAAGGCCCGGCCGCGTTTGTTTCTGTTCTGCTGGTGAATCGCCTTGGTAGGCACCACCGCGATGGAGTCCCTCAGATTGCCCTCGCGCAGATTCCGCGAGAAATTGTTCCATGCGACCGGATCGCCTTTGCGAATGAGCTTCGCAATGCTCTCGCTCTTAAACTTGGACGGATCCAAAGGGCGGAAGATCTTCTCAAGGTCGAGCTGGACGCGCTTTTTACCCTGTGCGAGATTCCGCGGTGGGGTCAGTCGCATCACATGCTCTAGCAGCAGCTTACCCTGAACGCTGAGCGTTCCCATCCCGGGATCGACTAATCCCTTTTGCGCCAGCTCTCTGATGCGCTGCAGACGATAAGCCAGCTCAGATTCCAGATTCTCCTTGTAGCCAAAGGAAATCACGAAAGCCGTTTCAGCCGCAGCGTGTACCACGGATCGCCCGCGGTGTCGGTTGCGTCGATCTTGTCGATAACGTAAGCCACCCCGCCGTAGGTGATCGTGGCCCGGTTCGCCGGAACGGTAGCGCCCCACTGCGTTTTTGAAGTGCAGCAGTCCAGTTCCACCGTCCGGCGTTGCGAATGATCCTCGAAAAGATAAGTGCTTTCCACCTGGTTAAACACCCCAACCAGCCCAGAGGTGGTCACGCCGGCCAAGGACGTGTACGAAAAGGTTTCCCCCATCGTGTCCTCGGCAAACTCGGCGGCGCGGGTGTTAAGGTCGGTGAAGGCACTCATGGCTCAAACAAGCGTCTGCGGGCAATCGGGATGCTTGATGCGACGCAACTCCGCGACCGCCGCGAAGATCTCTTTGGCGTTGGCGGGATAGGTAAGGTCGCCGATGTGGGACAGCGCCACCTTCGTGTCGGTGTGCACCTTGCCGCCCAGATTGCGCCACTCATGGCAAAGCATGTAGTCCTCGCTTAGCCAAATGGGGTTGCCAGGCATCACCTCGCGGACGCCGGATTTAAAATAGGCACGCGACGTTTTCAGCGTGTGCACGTCGGGATCATTCGATCCGAGGTTGTATTCGTCCGCGAGCCCGGCCTCGCGCATCTTGTCGAACACGCTGCGGTGAATCAGCATGAAGCCCGTTCCGGCGTGCACCACTTCAATTAGCCCCCGTTCGTCCACCTTGGCGCCATTGAGCCCGTTGATCGCGAATTGCGGCACGACGCCTTTGAGCGCGTACGGAGCCGTCACGACCTTGTGCCCGATCATTCCGTGCTGCCAGAGCCGCGCCACGGCCGCAGCAGGGAAAACAATGTCAGAGTCAATGAAGAGCAGCCAGTTGTATTTCGTCGCGAGGAACTTGGCTACGATCTTGTTTCGCGCCCGGTCGATGTGGCTTTCCTTGTCCAGAAACATGGACTCGGCCACCAATGGCTGAAGCTCCACATCGCCCGCGGCATTCTTAACGCGGATGCTGACGTGCAACAGCAGCTCGTTGTATGAGGTCATAAACCCCATTTTCACATTCCCGCCGTAGCAAGGAGTGCCAATCACGATTCGGTCGGCCTCGTCGAAGACCATAGGCGCCGAAGCGTCAGAGACCGCGGCCACTTGCGCCGCGTGATCTGTTAGCGTTGAACTATCTTCGTGTGTAGCGGTCATAAAATTGTGTCCTGAATCACTGTCCTAACAGTCCAAACCCTCCACCAGCCGAAGCCAGTGGAGGGAGGACACACGAACCCAGCGAACGCTGGAAGTCGGAAACTTAAGCAGTCTTGACGTGCGCGCCGGCGGTGTTGTCGCCGAGAGCGGCGCCAAACATCACATCCAGCGAGGCCCACGCGGAACGGCTGGAGAGCGAGCCCCAGGTGTTCAGCTGGACCGAGATTCCGAGGTCAGGCAGCGTGATCGTGCGGGAGCCGGCGAGCATCGAAGCCACGCCAGGATCGACGATCGGCAGACCGGCCGCGGCAGCGACCGCCTCGGGACCAACCGCGAAGCCGTAGATGTTCGTGCCGGCGCCATCCCAACGGGTGTTGAGGATGATTCCGTCGAAACCATAGGCGCCGGGGCGGTAGCTCGAAGAGCCACCCGTCGGGAGCTGGAAGTTTTCACCGCTCGTCGGGAGGAGCTGCGCGAACGCAGTTCCGTCCAGAATCAGATGGCGCAGCGAGCTCTTCGCCACGAAGCCCCAAAGGGTCTTGGCGTTCGCAGCGGCGAACGAAGCCTGGGCAACGGTGACGTTGCTGGGGAAGTTCGTGGCGGTGATCGGTGCCAGCGCGATGTCGATGAGCTTGTTAGCGAGCACCTGCGCATTGATCGCGGCGAGCTGCTCAAGGCGGAAGCCCTGGTTCAGCTCCTGCGAGCTCAGGTTGTAGCTCTTCGAGTAGTGCTTCACCTGGACGGCAACGTTGGTAACGTTGGTGTCGCCGGTCTCGAAGTTCGTCGGGTTGGTCTGCACCGCGCCGGCCGCATTGGCCTTGCGAACCTGAACGTAAGCGTTCTGGTTCATCTGGTCGGTGGTGAAGTCCGTGCTGAAAGCGCGGAGGGGAGCCAGGCGGTTGCCCAGCGTCGTCAGGGTGGCCTCGGCGAGAGTGTCGAGGACGAGGGAGGAAGACAGACTGTTAGCCATTTAAGTGGTTGGTTTGATGGTTGTTATTTACGGACAGAAAAAGCAGCGAAGAGCGCCTCGCGGTTCATCTTGCGGAACGAGCGCTTTTCCGCGCCTTCGGGCATCGCCTCGTACGCGGTCAGCATCTCTTCCGGCGTCTTGAAGGCGGCGGACTTGCGAGCGAGCTGAGCGTGCGCGACCTTGACAGGCGCTACGCCGAGCTGGCGAGCGTCGAAGGCAGCGAGATCCTCGACCTTGCTCTTAAGCTCGTCGCGCTCCTTGGAGAGCTCGGCAACGACGGCTTCGGCCTTGGTCTTGTCAGCGGTCAGCGTGGCAATGATGGCGTCACGCTCAGCGAGCGCGGCCTTGTGGGTCTCGCCCAGCTTGGAAAGCTCGGCAACCTGCTTCTCGGCTTCAGCCTTGAAGGTGGCGATTTCGGAATCCTTGGCGGCGAGAGCGGCGGCATCAACAGCCGGGGCGATCTCGGTCTTGATTTCGGGAGTGGTCATGGAGGTCTGCAAAGATTTGCTATCGTCAACGGATAGAAGCCCGTTGGGGTTGGCGGCGGGGCGCTGCACCAGGTCGGCGCTCATTACGTTCGCGATGCGCATGCTGGGAGCGGAGCGAATGGCGCCAGACGGGGCGGCATCCCCGAGCATGGCCGGAATCTCGGTTCCGTCAGCCATCACCCACACAGGACGGTATTCCAGCACCAGCGAAACGCCAAACTGGTCCGGCACCTTTTGCGCCAGTTCCACCAGCTTGTCATAGGTGGCGCCAGCTTCGCGCTTGAACGATTCGAGAAACTCGAAGCTCTTCGCCTTAATCTTTTGCCCGTCGCGGTAAATGCCGCTGAAGAATCCGATTTCCTGGCCCAGTCGGTCCGTGCCGGCGCCGTCGTGCTTCAGATAAGCACGCAGACTTTTTCCAAGCAGCAGCCGCATCGCGTCTTCAATGCTCTTGTCATCGATGTACAGCCCGTGTCCGGCAGCTTCGATCCCGCCCGTGATGAGCGAGACGTTGCGAAAGCCGGTAGAATCGGCGTTGAACTGTTCAAGGCAGACGCGGTTTGCCATAATCTTTTGCGGACTCGTCAACTTTCGCGTTCGATTTCGAGCACCTTCCGTTCGGCCCAGGCGTAGCCGGCATCTCCGCCCCAGAGCGCCCACGCGATGCGGCCGGCAGAGGGATAACCTGGCTCGCCAGGGTTAAAGCCTTGGCCCTCTTTGTCCACTTCGTGCCGGCGGAAATACGCCTTCATGCGGAAAATCGTGTCTTCCGACAGATTGCGCCGGTTGCTGATGTCGCGAGCGCGTGCCACGCCAACCTCGGTGCCTCCGCGGCCGTACTCGTCGCGCCATTCAAGCCCGCGGGCAGCTTCAACGGCCATCTCGTCGGTGGGTCGAGTGTCCACCTGAAGGGTGGCAACGGACATCTGCGCGGCATCCATTGGCACCTGAACTGGCACCGGGATCGGCTCGTTAGCGGTCGGCGAAAGATCCCCGCGGAGACCAGGCACCGGCAGACCAGCTTCCTCGAGCGCGTCATTCTCCGCGGCGCGGCTGGCAATGTGCGTCTTCAGGTCGATTCCCCGTTCCGCGCAGATGTCGCCTAGGTTGATAATGCCCGACAGATAATCGTCGCGCTGAGCGGCGGCATCGCGGCCGAAATCCACGGTCAGCCGCGGCGGCATCGTAAATGACCAGCGCCACCAGTCCTGAGAGGCAGGGAGGCGTCCCATCTTCACAGCCTTGGCAATCGCGTAACCCACGGCGCGCCGAGCGAACGGCTTTAGCAGGTCTTGCCGATCTTCAACGGAGCGCATCGCCGTTGAGATGACGAAGCGAGTGTTGGCGCCGCCTAGCGCGCTGATGTCCCACGCAAGCTCGAACGGCCAGTTGATGCCGGCCATCGCGTTACGCAGCAGCCGGTCCATGAACTTTTGCCAGGCGTCGCCGGGTCGGTCGTTCTTGAACGCTTCGAGCTTGGATCCGCTGCCGGCCTTGAAGTGGCGGACCATTCCGCCCATGAATTCCTTCGCGGCCACGTCCTGCGTGACGAGCGGTGAGCCAGAAAGCGCAATCGCCGGGTCGCTCGTGTCAGCCAGCCCGCTCTCGTTGTATTCGATAAGCCCGATGCTGGACGCGAGCGCCGATGCCATCTTTTCGTAGCCCTGCACCGTCCGCAAATCCTTAAGGTCCAAAATCGCGTGCGCGAAGCCCGGCAGACCGCGGAATTGATTGATCCACGCCGGCTCGGCCAGCAGCACCATATCGCGAGCGGTGACGTACTCGCGAGATTCTTCCATCTCTTCGCCGCCAGGCATCTGGCCCTCTTCCTCGACGTAATACGCGACCGGACGGCCCTGCGGGTTGATAATCACGCCATCGACGCACCGCAGCCCGGTAAACGGCCCTTCGAGCAGGAAGCCGTGACGGTCCACCTTGTCTGAACTCGGGTTGTGGACTGCTTCGCTCGGGATTAACTGAATAGCTGGAAAATCGGTCTCGTACTGCGTGAGCAGAGCGCCCACGTCTCCGTCGCGATCCACGGCGACAGATGCCAGGTAAAGCGAGGTCTGGAAGTCGCGGCCGCCCACGTCGGCAATCGGATACCACTCGTTGATGAGCCAATCGCGTGCACGTTCGCCCCACGCCTGGTCCGTGCCTTCGAACTTAGGAAGCCAGCTGCGTCCAACCGCATACATTGCCTTGGCGTCGATAGCGCCTTTAGCTGGCCCCAAGTTGGCGTACAGCTTGCGCGAATCGCTCAGCAGTTGCTCGCGGTCGGTGGAATTTACCTCGGAGGAAATGCTGCCGATGGTGCGCACTTCTAGCGGCCGGCGCACAATCTCTTTGCGGTTGGTGGCGTCGAAAAGAGCACCCAGAGCGGCGCGGAATCGCTGCGGAAGTGGCGTCGGCATGGTCAGCGTAGGAAGGCGGCGGTTTGTGAAACGGGAGCAGTAAAGCCGGCGTCAATCGTCTGGATTGCCAACTCGCTTGCCATAATGAGATCAGCAATCGTCGTTCCTGGCAGCGCCTGAACGGTAATTGATTTCCCGTTAAGCGCCGTGCCGACGATCTGTCCGTTTTGCGCGCTCATGTCGGTCCACTTGGAGGCTTGCAGGTCTTCGAGCCATTTGCGCGGGTTGGCGGCATTATTGCGCCTCGCTTGACGCAATAGGATGCTCACAAGGATTTTCATCTTAAAAACGCGGAATGCGTCAACGCAAGCCCGCGTGGGCAATGTCTATTGCCGAGATCTCGGGAGGACGCATTTCGCCGCTTTTTCGCAGGGTTGAGAACTCCACCGCAAGATTGTCGCGCACAATGCAATAACCTTCTCGCAGCGAAGCCTTGACGAGTGACTCGGGGTGAATCGGGCAGCCCGCCTCGATCAGCTTTTGTAACTTCGCAAAGGTCTGGAAGTATTCCGACGCAGCGTGACTTCCCATGATCGCGAAACGGTCATTGATGCCACCGAATCGGCCCCACCAGGGCGTCAGTGCCTCGTTTACAAGCGGCATGTAATTCTGCTCGCAGCTGTGGAAGAAGAGGTCTGGCCTGAGACGCACGAAGACCTCGGGATCCTTGGCCGGCATGTCGCAGTAGAGTTCCCACCCCTTTTGCAGCTGCCAGAGCTGGCGCAGCACCGCTTGCATTGGAACGCTGCGCGCATACGGCTCGAAACGCACCGGCTCGGCCGGCTCAGGAATCTCTGGCTGCGACGGCTCGACCTTGGCAACCGATGTTGAGCCGAAAAGCCCTCCCGTAATCATGTGCGACATCGCGTCCTCGTCTTCGACGGTCGAGAAGTAGAAATGCAGCGGCTGCGGAAGATGTCGTGCAACGTGCCATTTAAAAGTGTGCGCGCACGTCTTCCAGGTGCGCATTTGTCCGGTAACGATGATGACGCTGCTCATAATTTCATGCCTCGCAGTTTAGCGGCCCCGTCTGGATTCGCGATGTAGCCGTCGTCGATCTTCGCGGCAGCGTATTTCTCAAGCGAGCCGGTAACTTTGAGCGTGTGCAGTGGCGTGCCTTCGATTTCGGCCGTTCCGCTAAGTTGATGCGTGTCCAGTCCGCCGGTGGCGTAAAGGTTTTGGATGTACGCGACGGTTTCCTTTTGCTGTTCGGCAGTCTCGCCTGGCAGCCCAACGGTGAACGTGCCATGCACCGTCATGCCCATTGACTTTAACATGCGCGCCGTGTCCGCGGCCTTTTCCAAGTTAAGCCGCTTGTTGATGATGGAATCAATGACAGTCTGCGAGCCGCTTTCAAATCCGAGCTTCACCCCGAAGCAGCCGCAGTCGCGCATGAGCTGCCAGGTCTCTGGTTTCACCGTATCGGCTCGGCACATCGCGGACCACGGGAGCCCTATTTCCTTCATCACCTGCGAAATGGCGCGGGTGTGCTTCTCGGTCAGGTTAAAGGTGTCGTCGTCCAGATAAATTGAGTTGTAGCGCACGCCGGCATCCGCGGCCGCGTTAATCTGTGCAATGATTGATGCCTTCACCCATTCCGGCGTGTGGCATCTGACTGTCCGAGCGCGGGTGCCGTCGGGGTCGTTTCCAGTCATCACTGCCGGCCAAACGCAGAAAATGCACTTGTAAGGACAGCCCCGGCTGGTGATGAGCTGCAGGTGCGGCGACTTTTGTCCGGTCGGGCATGCGTCCCAATAATGCCCGATTGTTTCTGGGTCGTGCAAAGGGAACGGCAAAGAATCCATTTCCTTTAGCGTCAGCAGGTCGTGTTCGAGCACGCCACGTTTGCCGCCGATAACCTTCGCAATCTGCTTGTCGTATTCGCCCTTTATGATCGCGACCACGTTTGGGTGATCGGCCAGAATGCTGTCGGCCTTCGCGCAGTCGAGCGGTCCGCAAAGAATGATCTTGGCCTTGGTTTGAGCAGCAAGCCAGCGAATCACCTTTTGATCGTGGACCCACGCCGCGGTGGCGGTTTCAATCACCACGAAGTCCGGCGCAATCTGTGCGACGGCTGCACAGAATTCGTCGTAGGTCTCGCCACGAGCGATTGAATCTCTCACCTGAATTTCGGCTCCCGCCAGCAGCTGCTGCGTCATCGCCGCGGCCGAGGTCAGGAAAAACGGGAACGGCAGATACCCGCCAAACTTGAAATCGCCTGGCTTGTGAACGCTGTAGCGCGTGAAGGGCCAACGGGAGCCAGCCCGCACGCCGATTAGTAGCTGTCCGTTGCTCGGATCAATGTCCCACCACGGCGGGTTGGAGAATATGATTTTCATCGTGTTTTTCTGGTGAAGGGATAAGTTGAAGGGCGAGTGCCACGGCCACCTGCATGGCCTCGCAGTCCCACATATGGTTCGGCCCTTGTTTCGTCCAGCGCCATTCGCTGCGGCCGGTCGCCTTGCTGATGCGCTCGCGCTTGATTTCGCCGCGCAGGTGGCGTGCATACTCCTCGCCATGATCGCGGCCGCATTCCCACGGGTGTGAGGTTCCGGCGACGAGCGCAGCCAGGATGTCCTTTACTGGATCGGATGCCCAGAACATGTAACGAGCGTAGCCGCCGGGCACCTGCGTTTGTTTGATGCTCGAAAAGAATTTCTGCACCTTCTGCCCTCCACGGCCTAGGTGCGCAAACGAGTCTTCGCCGCTGCCGTGAAGCGCCGTCCAGCCGTAGCGGATGCAGTCTTCGTAAACTTGAGCCGTGGAAAACTGCGCGTCCTCGAAGCACAGTTGCGGCTCCACGCCGAAGCGGGCGCGCACTTCTTCGGCCTGTTCGGTCGTGCTGATTTTGCCACGCCAGAGCAGCCGCGAGCCGCCGTCGCTGCGCCAGGCGCGAATGACCGCCCAGAAATGGTCGCGCTGCCGGTCAATGGTCATCATGCGGCGCGCTTCGTTTTCTATGCGTTCTGCGGCCTTCTCTTGAAATTCGCCCAGCAGGTAATCGCCGCGCAGCTCCACGGTAGCCCGCGTGATTTGCTGCTCCTCGTTGCGCCAGGGTAGCGCCAGCCGTTGCATGTAGAAATCGCGCAGCGGCGCGATCTGGCCGCGTTTTTTAAACTCGCCGGCCTGGATGAACTCCACGGCAAGCTGGCCGAGATCCTCCGCGAGCAGCGCGTTCCAGTTAAAGCTGCGGTGTTTCCCGTCTCGGTCAGAGCGCGGCGCGCTGTACCGCCCCGTGGCGTTCCACTTAGCCCGTGTGCCGGCCGAGTTCGTGTGTTCGTGACCGCACCGCGGACAGAGCCACCGGGTTGATGCTCGCACCTTTTGCTCGTCCCATTGGCCGTTGTCGCGCTTCGCGTTTTCGTCCCAGACGACGCACGCACGCTTTGCGGCTTCGCCCTCGGCGCGGCCGAAGAAGACCAGCGGTTGAAACGTGCCGCACCCGAAGCACTGCACGCTCCAGGCTTGGCTGGTACCATCGTGCCAGAGCCGGTCGAAATCGTCGCCATCCTGCGAGCCCTGGCTTTCGTTCAGAATCTTTGAAATCCCGTCGCGGGCGTAAGCCGAGACGCGCCGGCGGGCGTGCGTTAGCAGCCCTTGCTTCCAGAGCCAGCACTCGCTGTTCAACTTCCAGCGGATCGACTTGCTCTGCAGATTGTTAAGATTCGCGCCGTTAATGATGATGTAGAAATCGCCGAAGTAGATTTCGCAGGTTGCCGCGTCGTGCTTGTTTTTCGGCAGCAGCCGAGCCACCGGCTCACAGTTGCGCAGCAGGTTTCGGTAGCGTCCCTTGACGTGCTCGGCTGCGCTCTCGTCGTCCTGCTGGGTCCACATGATCGGCCCCGGCTCGTTTGCGATGGCCCAGAGCGAGCAGATTTCCACGAACAGCGTTTTGAGCGTCTGGATCGCAGCGCGGCATGTCACCTCGCGCACGCGCTCGTCGGCCACAGCCTCGAACGGTTCAAGCAGGTGTCTGCAGGTGCGGATGTCAAAGGCGCCCTGGCGAGCGTAGCCACCGCCCAGCTGCACGAAATCCCGCGCCCAATCGTGAATCGGCCGGCGATCTGGAAGCGCCCAACCGCGACGCCAGCCCTGCAAATTCTCGACGCTCATTCGGCAGGTTGCGCGGCCTGTGCGGCGGCCTTGCGTTTGGCTTTCTGCTCAGTCTTCCAGTCTTCCAGCGCGTTCTGCATGGACACGCACACCAGGTCCGCGTGTTCACGGGACAGCTTGCGGATCTCGCCCACGTCCAACCCGGCGACTTTAGGCGGAAGCTCGGTCGTGAATCCCTGATACATAGCGGATTTTACCCTGGCGGCCAAAAATAACAAAAAGTTGTCCACATCCTCCGCGGGAATCAGCTTCGCCTCGGCTTGTGCGATCTTAATTTGATTCAGCCGTACCTCGCTCGCGAGCTTTTCCACGAGCAACTCTTCGCGACGCCGGCTTTTCCGAGGCCCAGCCTGGCCGAGCCCGTGCCGGTCGATGAATTCGCGCCACTCGGCCTCGGCGTAAGCCTTCGGCGAGTCGGGATATTCGCGCTGCCAGTTGCGGATCGCCGTCGGAGAGCAGCCGAGCGCCCGCGCCAGCGCCGTGTGCGTCTTGTGTTCGCTCACTAGATCTTTTTGAGGTCGTTGATCGCGCCGGCCAGTTCTGGGAAGTGTCGCGCAATCACACCCAGCGCCCGCTCGGTCTCCTGCTGCTCAGCCTGTTTCGTGCGGTTGTGCTTCTTTCCCAGCTCCGTAAAGCTCCTGGTGAGCTGGCCCAGGTCGCCGGTTGAAAGCCGCAAGTAAAGCCAGATGGCTTCCGTGCTTTCGGGATCGGCCCCCATCCTTCCGAGATTGTAAATCCAACGATGCACCCGCTCGGGCGTTTCAAGTTCGCGCCATTCAATCAGGCGTTCGGCGATTTCCCCAACGAGCTCAGCCCGCTTCGGCCGTTCCAGCTGAGCCCACGGGTTCGTGGTCAGGTTTGGCTGCAGCGGAACAAAGTTCACTGGTAGCGGGCCAGCGGGCTTTCCAAAATGCGGCGAAGCTCGGGAGTCAGCGTGGTTTCGATGTCAAACAAGTCGGGCTGATGCAGCGTCTCCACGGTCGCCAGCTTCAGATCCAGATTCTTCAGCGCCCGCAAATCCTCGTCATAAGCCGAAACGGCCTGTTTCTTCGCCGCCGACAAAACGTGGGTTGCTATTCTCACGCGCAGCAAAACGTCGCTCGCGGTCTTGTAGGGTGTGTGTGTCTTGCTCACAAATGCAGCGAAAGGTTTACATGTAAAAAGTCAACGGTAAGGAAAAGTGCCGTTTCCTTTGCATTTCGGACTGTCAGATTATCAAAACAGGCACCAGGAGTCATGTTTGATCGAATATGTGCCTTAAAACGCAAGGAATCGTGTGTTTTGGGCCATTTAGCGGCTTAGGTCTTCTTAAAATAAACCCTCGGCTTGTGATCTGGCGCCTCCAGGAACTGCTGTGACGACTTGTGCAACCATAGCCCCCGGATCGGCTCTTCGCCCCCTTCGCGCTGTTTCCAGACGGTCAGTTGTCCGTCCTTGATCTTCTCCAAAGCGACCCGGCCGGCCAAGTCGCCCGGCGGCATCGTCTGCAGCCTCTGCTCTTTGTCCTTGTTTCGCCAGACCGTAAAGCCGTTATGCACTAGGTCAGCCAGTGTGCCAGATCCGCGGACATCCATTTTGCCGGGCACCTGGGCTTCGTCGGCGCCTTTTCGCGGGTGTGCGACGATGTGAACGTGTCCAAACTTACCGGCAAAAGTCGTTAGCTCGCCAACAAATTCTTTCTGTTCGTCGTAATCGTCTTCACCAATCGCGCAGCGCACCAGCGAATCAATGACAAATCGAGTGCAACCGTAGCGCTTGGCGGCGTATTCCATCACGCCCAGCAGCTCACGCCACGGCATAATTCCCACGCGATCAACAATCCAGAAATGTCCCGCCAGCCAATCCAAAGCACCTTTCGCGAGCGCTTCCTCTGTTTTGGCCGGCATCGTTCCCAGAGCCATCCGCACCAGTTGCGCGGCCACCTTCGCGCCTGGCATTTCCAAGGACGCCACGCACACGTTTTGTCCCTGGAACGCATCGTGCAGAGCAAATTGCATAAGCAGTTGCGACTTGCCATGCCCGTTAATGCCAGACCAGAGCGTGACCTCGCCGTGTCGGCAGCGCCACGGCATTGATATTGGCGGCTCCGTCCCGATGGCGCGTTCGTTTGTTGGATGCAGAGCCTCCCAGGCGTCGGTTGCAAAATCCCCGATTGAACGCAGGGTTTCGGGATCCAACGTTCTCGCCTCGGCGACAGCAGCTTCCCATTGCTCACGCCCGAAATCGTTGTGCATGAGCGCCTCGTTCGCGTCCTTAACCGGAAGCGTCACTCGAAAGCAGCGAGTGCGCCCCAATCGCTTGGCGATCTGCTCGGCACAAGCCCGCCCCTCTGTGTCCATATCGGTGCAAATCAGAATGCGCTCGAATCGCTCCAGCGCCTCGTAATCGTGTTCGATCCAGTCAAACGCTTTAACGCCACGCGGGATTGAAAGGGCGCGAGTGCCCCATGATGCGACCGTAAATGCGTCGATCTCGCCTTCGGTGATGCAGATCTCGCGGTCGTTTGGCTGAACGGTTTTCCAGCCTATCAAATGGTCTTTTGACTCCGCGCTCGACCAGGAGCGCTTTTTCCCGTCCGTGTCACGGTCCACCGCCAGATATTTGACGAGCTCAATATTTTTACCGCTCGGATCGTGAGCGGGAAAAACGCAGGTCGGCCCACTCGCCCCGTGGATCATCTGTCGCACATCGTAAGCGCGCAGGATCTCAGCAGGAATAAACCGTTCCTTTGTCAGATAGTCGAAGACGGCGCCGCCACTCTCAAGCGGGGTTACGCGGTCCAGCACCGGCTTCACGAATGTTTTCGCAGCCACGAATGGCTTGGCGAACTTCCGTTCGTCGCGATCATCTACGCCGAGCCATCCCTTGATG